GTTATTCACCCATCTGTTGCTTACTACCTATATCAGGTTGGTATGCTTACATTCTCAACATCTGCACTATCTACTGGAACTGGTATTCAGTGGGGTGGCGGTGGAGTCGGCATCACAGATAGAAGTATCGGCCAATTCGCTGGTATGAATGTTGTTATTGACTCTCAAGTTAATACAGTTGCTCCTGGTTCTTCTGGTCATCAAACTGAGTTCCGTTGTTTCTTAATTAAGTCAGGAACAATTCTTGAAGGTGAGCAATCTCCTCTAAGCATTGAATCAGATAGAAACATCTTATCCAAGCAAGATGTCATGTCTGTTGACTACCATAGTGCTTATCACGTTATGGGTACTAAGTGGACATCTGCTACTGACAACCCAACTAACGCTCAGTTAGGTAACTCTAATAACTGGGGTATTACATACGATCCAGACCTAATTCCTATGGTTGAGATCATTGTTAACTCTCCACTTGATACATCTAACATTTCTTAATAGAATATAACTGTAGATGGTCGTTAAACCTCATCAATTATTGGTGGGGTTTTTTCTTTACGCTACAATAAAACTAAAATTACTTTATAGCCGTGGCAGCCACCATAAATGCAACTGTAAAAGACGCTAACGCTAACAGCTATGTCACGCTTACAGAAGCCAACACTTACTTCGAGACCGTTCCAGACTCTTCAACTTGGACAGATAAAACAGACGATCAGAAGAATAGGGCATTAATATCCGCTACCAGATGGATCGACAGTTTCGTATTCTACGGAGACAGATGCGATGACGGTCAAGCACTTAAATTTCCAAGAAATAATTATCAGGTAGACGGTGTAGAACTAGCTTGCAGCACAATCCCACTAAATATTAAGTATGCACAGTATGAATTAGCAAGGGCATTGGCAAACGATACAACTGCTATGACAGGTAATACAGGAACAGATGGTAACTTTTCTGAAGTAAAACTAGGAGATATAGAAGTAAAATACAATACCGCTAGTCAAGGAACTGGATCTGTAAATAATATTTTAGATGTTTACCCTTGGTTACAAAGTTATCTAGGTGCATATATACTTGGTGGAGCAGGGTCTTTTCAGATGAGGGTAGTTAGAGGCTAATGGCAGGACAACTAGACACCGCATTTAAAAAAATTGCAAAACAAGTAGTGTCTCAACTTGGTATCTCATTAGACACCTCCATTGTTTACACACGAAAAGGTGTATCTAGTTATAACGCTGAGAAAGGAGAGTACATAACAGTCGACACAAACTATACAATTAAAGTACCTATTGAGTTTGTACAATCTACTGAAGAATCTGGGTTTCAGGAGAATGTTGCGAGACTCTACATAACTCCAGACTTGATAGGTGACAATCAACCTTTACTCCAAGACGAAATAACTCTTACATTTTCTGGGTCTACAAGAGGAGCTAAAATAACAAATATACGGACATTAAAAGGCGGACAGGAGTATCTTTTTCGTATTGATATAATTTTTTAATGACTTTAGTAAACGCAAGAGCAGCATTTGAAACAGCAATTTTAAACGCTGTTCAAGACGCAGATCCTACTGTAACTGTAGTATTTGACAACACACCTTTCTCTACTCCAGGAAAAAATAAAAAATATGTAATGGTAAATATAAATTTTAATCAATCAACCACCCAACCTCAAGGTGCTGCTCAAACATATTACTCAGGAATAATAAGGTGTGGCATAATGACTCCACCAAACAAGGGAAGTGCAGTAGCCTCTGCAATAGCTGAACTTGTTATAACAGGATTAACTTCAGTAAACGCTTCAGATTACACAGATACTTTTTCTGTAGCTCCTAGAGTTAGTGAAATAGAAGGACCAACAGCTATAACTACAGATAGGGACACACATTTTCTGAGTGTTATAAATTGCAACTTCTCAGCCAATGGTTAAAGACATAAGACATTTACCCAGAGATATAAGGAAACTTGTAACTGAAGCAAGAGCCGAAGCTGCTGCTGAAATACATGAATCACTACAAAATCGAAGTCCGTATTGGACAGGAACTTTCGCTGAATCCTGGATTGTAAGTCCTACTGAAGTTCAGGCAACAAAACCAAGAATAGAGAATAGAGATCCTGAAACTGGTAATATGCAAAGTATTGATAGACCTGCTAGTTCTGTATTTAGAGAGATAAGTCAAAAAGTAAATCAAAAAGTTTATGAACCGTTAACAAGTCCAGTATTTATAGGAAACCAGACAGACTACGCAGCGTTTGTAATAAATAAAAAGAAACACCCCGATGATGGAACTATGTATAAGGATTTATTTGACAAAGGAGCTAATACAACCCCAAGACCTAATGTTCCTAACTGGTACGATGTCTACACAAAAAGTAAAGAGATATTCAAAGATATAGATAAAGGATTTAAAGTAAAAGGTTTCTTAGGTAAAACAACCAAGCCAGCAGGAAGATACTAAGCTATACTACAAGAATAGATACAATTTTTTATGCCAACAGCAAGAGCAATCGACAAACTAAAGAAAGCCTTTAGTGTCGAAGAACGCAGTAGCTACTCCATTTTTAAAGGAGAAGAACTGATACTAAAAATCTTCTGGTCACCCATAACCATAGCTGATAGAGACACAATAAACAGTACATTAGTAGCTATGAACAAGGGTCAAGAAGAGGGGAATTTAGATTTTGCTCTTCAAGTAATTGTTACAAAGGCTGAAGATGAATCAGGCACAAAGCTATTCACTCAAGCAGACTTACCTGTTTTAAGAAGAGAAATACCTTTGGGTGTGCTGCTAGACATCATGCAAAAAATGCAAAGTATGGGCGAGGAGGGAAGCCCCGATGCCGTAAAAAGCACAACTTAAGCAAGATAATTTTCTATTCACACAGTTTTTTGTAGCTGAAAAACTAGGGTACACTCTCAAGGAGTTAAGGGAACGTATGTCAACGCAAGAGCTTGTCGGGTGGAGTTGTTATTTTGAACTAACCGCAGAAAGAGAAGCAGAAGCATACGAAAAAGCAAAAAGACAAGCTCAGTCTCGCAAGGTACGCTAATATAGAATTATTTAGTATAAATAGTCGTGGCTGCTAATTACAAAGTAAATATAGAACTAGATACCAAGAAATTAGATAAGCAGCTAAAAGATTTAGGTGTAAAGGTAGATAAAGTTGGAAAAGTAAAACAAGGTCAAGGGAAAAAGCAACTATCTGAAGCTGAAGCTGCACTAAAACTACAACAGCAAGAAACTAAAGAAGAAATAAAACAGATACAACTTAGAAATCAACAGTTATCCATAGAAACGGGAATAAAGAAAGTTAAATCCCAGATGGCAGAAATTGATAAAACAGAAAATCAACTGTCGAAAGCAAAAAGCAACATAGATGCGAAAGAGTTTGACTTAGCTAAGAAAGAATTATTGTTAAGTAAAGAGGATTTATTAACCACAAATAAAAAATTAGCTGCCGAGAAAAAAGTAACAGTAGAAAAAATAAAGCAGGTAAATATGCAATCTGCTGGTATGAATCTTATAAGACTTTCAAGCAGAGCAGGAAAATTAGGTGGAAGAACGGCAGCAGTTATAGATCAACAAACAGCAATGAGACAACCCAGAGGACTGCCTAGTGCTGCAATGTTAAATGCAGAAGCCAGAGGAATAAAAAGACTTATTCCTGAAAGATTAACTGATGCAGGAAATATTAGAGGAGAGGGTTACATAGCTTCTTCAACTAAGAAGGCTGCATTTTTTGAGGACAGAATAAACAAAGCCAGATTACGAGGTATAGAAAATAACAAAGACCTAATTGGATCGGAAGTATTACGAAATAAACAAACACTGAGAACTATAAAAGCACAAGAACAGGCTGCCAATGCAGAGGCCAGAAGATTAAATCAGGCACTACGCAATCCACTTGGACCTAGTTCTCCTCTTAACTATAGAGGTAATCAGTTACTACCTGGACCAGCAGGATCGGGAAGAGGGGGTGGACTTACAAGTGCATTAATCAGTGGTGCGTTCCCTCTACTATTTGGTCAAGGTCCATTAGCTGCTGCTGGTGGTTTCACTGGTGGTCTGGTCGGAGACAAATTAGGTGGACAGATGGGAGGCTTTGCAGGAGGTCTAATCGGAACAGCAGTAGTAACAGGTATTCAAAATGCAGTTACAGGAGTTGCTAATTTAGGTAAAGCATTAGATCCGTTAACAGCCGATATAAATAAACTAACTACGGCTCTTGGTTTAGCAGGAACAGAAGAAGGTAGAAGAATAAAATTAATTGAACAGCTAAATGGTAAACAAGCTGCTTTAGCTGCTGTAACTCAAAATATGGTCGATGTAGTCGGAGAAAAAGGAGTAAGAGAAATACGACAGTTTGGAGAATCCTTTACAGCTTTAGGAAATAGTTTTCAAAGATTTTTACTAAGGATAGGGGCAACTTTAGCAGAGGTAGCCAATAGAGTAGGAGCCTTAATACCTGGAGATGGACCAGAAACTCCTAACGTAATCGGAGCAATACAGCGTGATCCTATAGTAAAAGAGTTAGAAGCACAGATCGCAGCAGCCGAAGCAACAAGGTTAAAAGAAGAAATGAGAATTTTACCAAAAGGATTTGGAGGTATGTTTCCTACTGAGTTACCCAATGTAGATGAACTATCCGATAACGCTGTGCAGTTAGCCAATCTTGAGAATCTACGAAAAGAATTAGAAGCCAGAAAGAAAATAGTAAAAAATATAGAATTAGCAAGGGCAAAAAATGCAAACAACGTAAAGCAAGCTGACCTTTTAATAAAAAGTAATCTTGATAATATTGTAATTTTAAGAGATACCCTTGAAGTGGGTAAGGAAGAAGCAATCGTAAGACAGAAAATAAGGGATCTTTCTAAAATAATAGGCGAGGAAGAAGCTAAGACTCAAGAGACTAGAATAAGAACCAACTTACAACTAGAAAGATCACTGCAAATGCAAGTGGAGTTAGCTCAGACTATAGGACAGACATTTAAAGATAACTTTAAAGAAGCAATTCTAGGTGCTCAGAGTTTCGGAGATGCTATGCGTAATGTTTTAAACAGTATAAGTCAAAAATTATTAGACATGGCATTTCAATCTGCGTTTAGCGGAGGTCTGTTTGGTGGACTGTTTGGTGGACTTGGTTCAATATTTGGTGGCGGTGGCGGTGGCGGTGCAACTTCAGCCTTAACTCCCGACCAACAGGTATCACGTTTTACTTTTATGAAGGCAAATGGAGGTTCTGTTAAAGCAGGAAATAAGTATATTGTAGGAGAACGTGGCCCTGAGTTATTTAGCCCAGGTGTATCTGGAATGATTACACCTAATCATGCTCTTGGTGGTTCAACAAGCATAGTTGTAAACGTAGATGCCTCTGGTTCTTCTGTTGAAGGAGATGAACAAAGAGGTAGAGAACTTGGTGCTCTTATCTCGGCTGCTATACAATCAGAATTAATAAATGAAAAACGACCTGGAGGTTTA